GTACGATAGTAGCGATCAGGATTGACCCGTGCCACCCATTTAGTATCGCTTACGCGAACATAGTCCGCCTGCGCTACTGGCACGACCGCCACAAGATCAGTTACGCTGCCGTTAAATACCGCTCCGAGCGTTGGCGTGCCCGGCGAGCTGTTTGTATAAAGGTAAACATGCAGCGGAGCTTTCTTGATATTGGCGCTACTGCTAGCAGTCTCTTCTATCTCAAGCTGCCGCAAGATCATGTGCTGGTTTGTCGTGTTCGCCGTACCTTCAAACGTTATCACCGTATTCGATACGGGATAGTATTGCGACAGCGAGCTTGTAGATACGCTGGTTAGGTCGATCCATCCGAGATCACTAGAGTTGGTTGCGCTTAAAAGATTAGGCGCGACAGGTGTATTTGGTAAGCAGCTCATTGGTTGTGGTCGAATTGGTAAAGAAATCCTGTTACTGGGTTGTTGTATATCTCGATGTTGTCGCAGTTCTCACGATGCCCCGTTACATAGCCGTAAACAGAAGTAGGATACAAAGCTACGTCCAAACCAGCCAAGCTATCTTTGGCGTAAATACGTATAGTTAGTACGTCGCCCGTCCGCATAGGTATGTGAGCACCGCCGCCCATGCGCGTATCAATGATCTTGTTTGCGCCCATCATGCTATTGTCAACGTTATCAATCAAACGGTAAAGCGAACCGTTTAGGAATAGACCGAGCTTTGAGCTTGAGACGTTGGCATTGTTGGCAAACTGAAAATTGAGGTAAGCATATATCCAGTATATACCTGCCGCATCTTCTGGGCAGCGGTACTGCCAGTACGCCGTACCATCCGCCACTACGCCGCCATTGGAACAGCCCATAGCCCGCAGCACTTCGTTGTTAAATGCTAGTATCTGCCAGTCATTTACTCGGTATGCTTGATTCTGCTTTATATCCCATTGGAAAGAACGCTTGTAATCCGAAACCCAATGCTTCGATCTGTGTTCAGATTCGTGCATTGCCTTCATTATGCGATCGTTGTCGGTCTGGATATACTGGTTAGTGATATAGAGCTGCGTAATATCGCCGTAGCGGATGTTTACGATCTCTTGGTACGTCACTGATGTTGGTGTTGTACCTACTTGGAAGATCGCACCGTTACGCATTTGGTCACGCTCAAACGCTAGCGATGCTGGAGCTACCTTGCGGTTCTTGATTGGATCATTTATTGGCATTATGCGCTCACCATATAGTAGCGGTGCGTAGCTTTTGCGCCTATCAAGTCAACGGATATTGATACTGGCATTGCCTTATCCCATGCGATGTTATCGAATTTGTCTGCCGCTTCGTTGGTTAGCTGAAATTTGCCTGCGATGTAGTCGGTCATCACTTTGCTGCTTATGCTCAAAGGCCACTCTACCTCTACAATAGCGTTGTTTTCGTTGCTAAATACCGTCAAAAGTAGGTTGCACAGGGCAGCCGTGATACATCCGTTCACTTGGCAGTCATTGATCTGCAAGAAGTAGGTTGCCTGCGTCTCGGAATTAGTTTTGAAATCAGTTGCAGGAACTGGATTTTTTAATCCGTCAGGGTCTACTACGACAGATTGTGTCGTGCTATATCGTATAGCCGTTTTTTCATGAATCTTTGTGAAGTTATTTGGCGAACCGCTGTAATAACTACCACGCACGTATAGCTGGTTAGTCTGCTTTATTGGGGCTTTGAACTTGGGCCACCTATCATCTGGGTTGTTGTCCTGAATATGCACCGGCATGTTATGCAAAAGCGGCTCTATATTCATGCTTCGAGATGCCCTAGCCCCGCGCTGCACCTTGACAATATCCGTAGCGTCGCGATCTGATTCGGTCTCGTAACGTACTTCTGCTTTTAAGATGTTATCGCCGCGCTTTGTAATGCTTGAGTATGTCAACGCACTAGACAAAGATAGCGTAGCATCTACATTGCTCGGATGATCGCGGCCTTCCGTTACCATCTTAACGTCAAATACTACATTGATTGCAGTGCCTGATCCGCTGCCGCTTGTAGTAAAGCGATAACCAACACGTACGCCCGATTGCTCGCATAGCGTACGCAGCACATCGTATGCCGTAGTATTAGCGTTGGCAATGCCGTACTTGTCTTGTTGCACCATTACGCCGCCTATGGCCGTTGCATCACCTACGGGCGTGATCTCTACAAGCGCGTACATCTGTGCATTTGTTAACGCTGTACTGTCCGCATTACGCGGCAAGCTTTGAACGCTAGCGGCAGCGTACCAGTCTACCGCGTGATTCATGAGGTTGCGCAAAGCATTGGTGCTATCAAACGTACCGCTTGCGGCGTGTGTCAAGGATTCGGCAAAGTAGCTTGACGAATTGTAGAACGTGTCCATTAAATTCCCGATGGACAAAAATGTTCCTTGTGCGTTAACACTCCAGAACTCGTGTACTTGCTCTCGGTTATTTAGATTGCTTGGGTTTAGTCTTATCTGCCAAGCATTAGGCCCTGCTGCAATATCTTGACTTAATATCTTGGCTATTCCCAAACCTATCACATTGAAGAACTGTTTGCCGTTCATTGTCTTGAGCCAGTAATACGCGATGTCTACCAGCTCTACATTGTACGAGAAAAAGCCGTTATCAAGCGGCTGCAATTCTAGTGCTTCTACGTTGTCTTCACATCCTGCAAACTCAAGCGACCATGTTGCACCGCTTGTGCCGCGATCTGTGTAGAGATACCACGTATTGCGCTTGTACCCTGAAAGCAGTAACGGGTCTTCCGTAAAAGCATCTTCAAGGTACGTCTTCATTGCATCGGGAAGCTGATCCCACACAAGACGAAATGAGAACGTAGCAGGATTCATAAGGCCATAGGGCAGCGAATCAAACTCTGCGGTTAGTGCGCCCATTTCAAGCAATACCACCTCTGGCAACGGTACGATCGTGTCACCAAATGCGCCGTCGTAGCTTATCATGTCCAGCCGCACTTGCCATCCGTTCGGCATAGTGCGAGCAATGCGGTAGTGTGCCATTAGCTGCGCTTCCTATGCTCAAACGTGAGCGTTAAAGTACGATTGCCGAATTGCTTATTGATTGCCGTGTTATTAGACGTCAAAGTCACAGGATATACATACGTTGCCGCAGGATAAGCCCTCGATCCACCATCCACGCGAAGGTACAAGAACTTAAAATCTCGGATGATGTTTAGCAGCGTGATCATGTCCTCCATATCCTGTTCTAAAGTTACCGACGTTGCATCGTAACTAAACGGATAGGTTTCAATTTGGAACTGTATACGGCGCGTCGTGAATCCTATGACCGTTCCACTCACATCTTCTAGCGTGCCTGTATTGAACACATAATCGAATTGCGGCGCAAGGATGAAAACGCTTTTGTTTGTCGCGGTAGTCAACGCTGATATAAGCATCATTGCCCCGCCATACGTCGCGTCGCTTGTTGTCGTAGCTGTATCTGTATTGCTGCCGTACAGCGTCATTGTCCAGTTACTCTTTGCTGGCATGTTATCCTCTCAACTTTCTTGCTATCATTCGTGAGCGGTCACGCTCGTAAAGGTACGTATCCATGCCTACTTGCACATCTACTCCCATGTTGCCCTGTATACCATTCGGCATTGAGTCCAGACGCTGCCGAATAGCCGAAAGCTCGGAGCGCATAAGTTGTAGCTCCGTTACTGGTATCGTGCTAATCTGATTGTCCGCGAGCATCTTCTGCAAAGCAGGGAATGACTCAAGCGATTTGCCGCTATGCAAGTGCTCAAGCAGCGCCCTGTTCTTGCGTGTTGTATCGGCAGTCATTACGAACTCTTGCCCGTGGACTACGCCCGCTACTTGCTTTGTGCCGCCGTTGCCCGTGTAACCGCCTTCTTCAAAGCCAGACAACGCGGACTGCAATAATGCCTTTAACGCTTGCACCGCTGCAAGCCCGGCGATTTGTCCGAATGGCGGAGGGATAACCGAGCTAAACAAGGCCACAATAGATGGCGTATACAAGTCAAGCAATGCGCTAACAGTCGATCCGACTACTTTCTTGAGTGCCTCGCCTGCGCTTTCACCGCCCGCTACAAGCGATGCAAAAGCAGCACCCGCTGATACGGCTATCTGGTTAAGTGCAGCGCTCTGTACTTCCGCTGATTCTTGCGCTAGCTTCTCATCTTCCTTCTTAAGATTAGCGCGATCCTGCGTATACTTTTCCTCTATCGCCTTGAGTGCTGCCTCGTAAACTTCCTTGTCTTTGATACCCTGATCTTGCAGAGCTTTAACCTCTGCTGCCTTTAGTTTTTCAAGGTCGATCTCTTGTTTGGCTATCTCTTTTCTACGTTCTAGTGCAGCGTTGACCGTATTGATACCGTCCTGCGCTGCCTTTGCCTGTTGATCTGCAATAGCTTGGAATGCCTGCGAGATAGCCGTAGCCGTCGCGCTTGCCGTCTGTTCCTGTTGTGCCTGCAAGTTAGCAAGCTGATCTACCGAATCTTGGTACGTCGCTGTACCATCCTGCAAGTTCTCGATTAGCTTTTCTTGCTCTTCATTCAACGCCGCTGCTTTGTCCGCAGCTTCGCCGTAGATAGTCGCAAAATCTACCGAGCGCAGAGCTTCACCAATGCCGCGCAACGAATCCGCAAATATCTCTCCCGCCTGCTTTACCTGTTGCTGCCTAATCTGCGCTACAATGTCCGCCGTTCCCTTCGCAATCTCATCAGCGCTCTGCTGGTATGCGCCCCTAATCTGCAAAGCGTACACGTCTTTTGTATCGGATGGCAACGATTGCAATCGTGCAAGTATCTCTGCACGTACTTTGTTCGTACGCTCTGCATAATCAGCAGGATTTAGCAAGCCCTGCTCGATCTCTTTGTTAATCTTTGCAATAGCAGCCGCATACTCTGGAGTAGATGCAATGATAGCGTCTACCGTTGCCGTCAGCCCGCGCTCAATAGCTGATCTTTGTGCGTTGAGAACAGCCGTAGCGAGCGAGTTGTCACCGCCTGCAAAGCGTGCCTGCAATCGTGCTAGTAACTGATCCGCTACTTTGGCGTTAAGCTCTTCTACTTTCTTTGCCTGCTCTTGTGCCTTTGCCAATTCATCAGCGCGCTGCTTTGCCCGTATTTGTGCAATAGCGTCCGCGCTTTCCTGCTCCAACTTTTTGAGCTGGATGTTAAGTATTTCGCGCTGCGTTGTCTCCAGCTTGCCCTTGCCTTTGATAGCTGCAAGCTGCTCATCCAATATCTTCTTTTGAAAGTCACGCTCGATTTCAATGATCTTAATTGCGCGCTTATTTTCATCCTCGATAGACTGCGCATCGCGTATTTGCTGCCGCTTCTGTTCTTCCGCAGTAAGTGCCTTTAACTCTGCTTGCGCTGCCTTTAACGCTTCGGCGTATGCCTTTTCCTGTTCTTTCTTTTTCTCTGCTGCTGCCGCTTGTTCTTCTGCTAGCTTTGCCGCCTCTTCTGGAGTCAGCCCGCCATTGTTTGCTTT